CGTCAGACAAGGTCACTGCAGCGAAAAACCCGTGAACGATGCATTTTCCCTTGCCGCGCGCTGGTTAGGCTTATATAGAACAAAATAGGAACATAAAGGATTTGAAAACCATGTCCCTTGATTACGCAGATACCAATTCGTCCGATACTGCCCCTGACGTCAAGTCGGCCCTGACGGGTTTCGCCGATGATTTTCGCGGCTTCCGCGTCGATCTCGACCGACGTCTCGCCGAGCAGTCCACCCGCCTCGACGCCCTTGACCGCAAGGCCGTCGCTGCCGCCCGCCCGACCCTCTCCACCACCACCCGCGCGGAGGGTGCGACGCCCCATCGCAAGGCGTTCGCCGCCTATGTCCGCCAAGGCGATGAAGACCGCGTGCGCGGCCTTGATATCGAGGAAAAAGCCCTCTCCACCGCCGTCGCCGCCGAGGGCGGTGTGCTGGTCGACCCGCAAACCGCCAGCCGGATCGAATCGGTCCTGCGCGCCTCCTCCTCGCTGCGCGCCGTCGCCCGCATCGTTCAGGTCGACGCCACCGCCTATGACGCCCTGATCGACCACACCGAAATGGGCGCGGCCTGGATCACCGAGGCCACGGCGATCTCGGAAACCGCCACTTCCAATATCGACCGCATCTCCATCCCGCTGCACGAGTTGAGCGCCACGCCCAAGGCTTCCCAACGCCTGCTCGATGACAGCGCCTTCGATGTCGAGGGCTGGCTGGCCGAGCGCATCGCCGACCGCTTCGCCCGCGCTGAAAACGCCGCCTTTGTCGATGGCGACGGCATCGACAAACCCAAGGGCATCCTTGCCCATGCGGTCGTTGCAAACGATTCCTGGGCCTGGGGGTCGCTTGGCACGGTCAACAGCGGCGCGGATGGCGCGTTCGACGCCACCGATCCTGGCGACGCGCTGGTCGAGCTGGTCTACGCGCTGCCCGCCGGATACCGCGCCAATGCCGTCTTCATGATGAACTCCGCCACCGCCGGGGCCGTCCGCAAGCTGAAAGACGCCGATGGCCGCTATCTCTGGGCCGAGGGCCTGTCCGAGGGGCAGCCCGCGCGTCTTCTGGGCTATCCCGTCCTGATCGTCGAGGACATGCCGGATATCGCCACCGCCAGCCACGCCATCGCCTTCGGTGATTTCCGTGCCGCCTACACCATCGCCGAGCGCCCGGACCTGCGCGTCCTGCGCGATCCCTACAGCGCCAAACCCCACGTCCTGTTCTACGCCACCCGGCGCGTGGGCGGCGATGTCACCGATTTCGCGGCGATCAAACTGCTCCAGTTCTCCGCGTGATTATTGCCGTGTAGGGTGTTGCCCCCTCACGGCCACGTCCTTCGCCGCCTAGGCGAAGCCCGCCCCGCCCCTCAGCTCCTCGGGGGCGGAACCCCGTGTTTCAGGATGCCCGGCCCCCCTCCGGCGATATCCAGAAACACAAGACGGCTCTCCGGCACGGACCCCGCCACGGCGTCCACTCCTTCCGCCACGCCGATGCCGGAGAGTCGCCCCTCGACTTTCGTCAAAGAAAGCCTGCGCCCATGTCCCTTTCCCGCCAGTCTCCCCCGGCCGCGCTCGTCATCACCACCGACGCGCTGGCCGAACATCTGCGCCTGCCCCACGCCGCCCCCGAAACCGAGCAGACGACAGAACTGACCACCCTGATCCGCGCGGCAACCTCTGCCCTCGAACGCCGCCTCGACGCCGCCTTCATCGCCCAGACATGGCAATGGCGGACCAAGGTTCTGACCGCCCCCTTTCCGCTGACCCCCGTGATCTCGGTCGAAACGGTCGAGCTTGTCGCCCCCGATGGCGCACGGGCCACATGGACCGGCTGGTCCCTCGCGCAGGGGATGCCGCATCCTCATCTTATCGCCCGATCTACCCCCACGCTCGCCACGGATGGATACGCTGAAATCCGCTTCACCGCTGGATACGGCACCACCGCCGATGCCCTCCCGGAAGACCTGCGCCAGGCCGTCACGCTGCTGGCCGCCCATTTCTACGAAAACCGCGAAGCCACCACCGATTCCCGCACTCCGCTCCCGCTGGGTGTGGCTTCGCTGCTGGCTCCCTACCGGCCCATTCGCCTGTCCTGAACGGGCCGCGTCAGTCGAAGAGTAGCCGGTGCAAAACGAAATGATCCTCGAACAGATCAATCCCGAGCCATGATTTGACGCTATAGGCTGCGGCGACAGCCCCTACCAACAACAGCGACGCGGGCAGCACCGTCCACCACCCGAACAAGGCCGCTCGTCGCGCGATTGCCAGCGGGGTTCGCTCCGATGCGCCTTCCGCGTTCCGTGCCTTGTCGCTGTTCTGATCCAACATCGCCCGCATCCTGCCTCCGTGACATGACGCCTTCCTACACCCCGCATCTTAAGGCCCGCTTGAGAACCCCGGAGAACCCCCGCCATGCCCCAAATTCCACTCCTGCGCCGCCGCGCCCGGCTGGAGGCCCCGACCGAGGCCCCGGACGGCGCGGGGGGCATGTCCCCCGGCTGGCTGCTGCTTGCCGAGCACTGGATCGCGCTTGTTCCTGTCTCGGGACAGGAGGCCTACGAGGGCTCGCGCGAAACCGCCACGATCACCCATCGCATCCTGCTCCGCTGTCCACGCAGCCAACGCCCCCGCCCCGATTACCGCTTTGTCATCGGTCCCCGAATTTTCGCCATCCGCGCTGTCTTCGACCGGGACGGTCGGGGGCGGTTTTTGACCTGTCTCGTCGAGGAAGGACAATCCCAACCATGAAGCTTTCGCTGTCGCTGCAACAATCGCTCCTCGCGCATCTTGTCGCCTATCAACCCCTGACCGAGGCACTGGGCGGCCCCAATATCCACGATGCGCCGCCGCATCCGTCTTCCGGCGCGCGATCCAGTTCCTGGCTTGTCATCGGCGACGAGAGCGTCAACGCTTTCGCGACGCAGACGACCAGCGGGGCCGAACACGAAATCGTCCTCAGCATCTGGTCGGCGATCCGGGGCTACGCGCCCCTGAAAGCCGCGATGGCCACGCTCTACGATGCCCTTGAGGAAACACCGCTGACGCTGACGGGCGGCACTGTCGTGTCCCTGCGTTTTCTGACGGCCAAGACCAGCCGCGAGGCACGGGGCAGATTGCGGCGCGCCGATTGCCGGTTCCGGTTGCTTGTCGAGCATGACGCGGAAAGCTAGCTTCCTCCTGGACCTATAGGAGACGATGCTCATGCCGACCGACCGACAGCCCCGCCGATCCCTCGCTTTCTGGCTAGTTCCCCTCGCCGCTTTCGTGGTCGGGGCCGTCGTGGCACTGACCTTTGCGCCAGTGCCGACCCCCGAACCAGCCGCCCCCGAAACGCCGGTTTTCGGGGCCTCTACACCCGAGGCAGCCCCAACCCCGGCGGAGAATGCGCTCCGGTCAGAACTGGCCTTGATGCGCGATATCAACGAGAATTTCGTCGAACAGCTTCGCCGCTACGATAATCAACTGGAGGCCATCGCGGTGACCGCCGAAGAAGAAGGCGCTCCGGAATCCGCAGCCGCCATGCGTGATTTCGCTCTTGAAACCAAGCTCCTCATCGAACGCTACAACAAGATTTCCAAGCAAAATTAACAAAGAGTGTGGTTTTTCGGGAACCAAAACCCCCGTCGGAGACTTGCTTCGATACCGAGGATTGATCGTGTGGTGCGAATACAATCCCAACCATTTTTGCAGGAGCGTTTTATGAGAAACATCATCTATCTTGTCGGCCTTATTGTCATCGTATTATTTATTCTTAGCTTTCTCGGAATTGCCTGACACCCCATCGGGGTTCATGGCCTTGGGCTTGCGAGTTTCACCAGGTTTCGTGTGATGACTGGCCATGAGCAAAACCCGTTCCGAGCGGCAGATCGCGCACCGGCTGCGCCGCCGCCACGCAAATCAGTTTCTCCCCCGACCAACTACAGCCCCGCTTCTGCGGGGCTTTTTCTTTGCCGAAAGGAAATTCCATGCCCGTCCAAAAAGGGCGCGACCTTCTGCTTAAACTTGACATCAACAACGTCTTCACAACCGTTGCCGGGCTGCGTGCCAGCCGGATTGCCCTCAATGCCCAGAGCGTCGATATCACCACCCGCGAGAGTGCGGGCCGGTGGCGCGAATTGCTCGCGGGGGCAGGCATCCGCTCCGCCTCGCTCAGCGGTGCGGGGCTGTTCACCGATGCCAGTGCCGACGCCGCCATCCGCTCGCTGTTCTTCGATACCGAAATCGCGCCGTGGCAGGTGATCCTGCCCGATTTCGGCACGCTCGAAGGGCCGTTCCAGCTCACCGCCTTGGAATTCTCCGGCGAGCATGACGGCGCGATGGCCTACGACCTCACCCTCGCCTCAGCGGGCGAGTTGACCTTCACCGCCATTTGATCGCAACGAGGCCCCTATGCCCAATCCCCAACGCGGCGAGATCGAGGCCGTTCTCGATGGCCAGACCCGCACCCTCTGTCTCACGCTCGGCGCCCTCGCCGAACTGGAGACAACCCTCGCGGCCCCCGATCTCTTGACCCTCGCCGAACGCTTCGAGTCCGGCGCTCTTTCCGCCCGCGACGCTATCGCCGTCATCGGTGCGGGCCTGCGCGGGGCAGGGGGCAGCGAAACCGATGCCGATGTCGCTGCGATGCGGCTGGACGGCCCGGCGGCACAATCCATCACCCTCGTTGCCGCTCTGCTCAGGGCCGCCTTCGAGCCATCATGAACTGGCCTTCCCTCATGGCCTTTGGCCTCGGCACCCTGCGCCTGTCTCCCTCGGCATTCTGGTCAATGACCCCGCGCGAGCTGACCCTTGCCGCACGCTCGCTGCATGGCGGCGCAGCGGTATCGGCGCGGCCGATGGAGACAGATGCGCTGGATGATCTGCGCGCCCGCTACCCGGATAATCCCCATGACCCTTGAAGAATCCATCGACCTCGCACCCCTGAAAACCGATCTTTCGGCCCTCATCAGCGGCTTTCGCGATGCCTCGTCATCGGGCCGTGCATCCCTTGGCAGCCTTGCCGAAGGCGCGCGCGCCACCCGTGCCGAACTCGCCCGCACCGCCGAGGCAGGAAAGACGCTGTCAGACGCCCTCTCCAGCGGCCTCGACCGTGCCTTCACCGCCGCCCTCAAGGATGGCGCGAAACTCTCCGACGTTCTGCGAACCCTCGCCCTCGATGTATCCCGCTCCGTCGCGACAAAAGCGATCGGCGGCTTGACGCAGCAGGTCAGCGGCGCGATCGGCGGGGTTTTCAGTTCCGGTATCGGCGGGGCGGTGACACAGGGCATCGGCGGTCTGTTCGGCTTTGCCAAGGGCGCGGCCTTCGACGCCGGGAAAGTACGCGCCTTTGCCAGGGGCGGGGTCGTCTCCAGCCCGACCCTCTTTCCCATGCAGGGCGCAAACGGCGCGATGGGTGCGACCGGCCTGATGGGCGAAGCTGGCCCCGAGGCGATCCTGCCTCTGCAACGCACCTCCGACGGTCGGCTGGGCGTTGCGGCGGGGCAGGGCGGAGCCTCTGCAATCACCGTCAATATCATCACTCAGGACGCTGACAGCTTCACCCGGTCGCGCACCCAGGTCGCCGCCACCCTCGCCCGCGCCGTCGACCGGGGTCGGCGCAATATGTAACTTGAGCGAGCGTCTGGCCTTACCCTTTCTCGCATCCCCGGCCTTGAGCCGGAGTCTCCCGGATACGCTCCGCCCATCCAGCCCCCGCATTTTCGTGCGGAGGTAAAAACGACGCGTTCAAAAGCTAGAGTGAAACCCGATCAGGTTGGTCCACAGAGTGTCAGGAAATGCGCACTCTTGGCGCAATTCCTGACTCAAGTTGATCGGGTTTCACTATAATCGGTAGAAGCCCCAAACCCTCGCGAGTTCCCATGTCCGCCATTCACGACATCCGCTTTCCCACCAACATCTCCCTCAATGCCAGTGGCGGGCCGGAGCGACGCACCCGCATCGTGACCCTCGCCAGCGGCCATGAAGAACGCAATACACCATGGTCGCAATCCCGCCGTCGCTATGATGCCGGATACGGGGTGCGCTCTCTCGACGACATCCACACCGTCATTGCGTTTTTCGAGGCTCGCCGGGGCCGCCTGCACGGGTTCCGCTGGCGAGACTGGGCCGATTACCGCTCCGGTCCGCCCTCCGCCGAGCCTAACCCGCTCGACCAGTTGCTCGCCATCGCCGATGGCAGCACGGCGGCGTTTCCGCTCATCAAGACCTACACCTCCGGTCCTGCCGCCGAGATCCGCCCCATCACCCATCCGGTGCCCGAGACGATCACAGCAGCCATCGACGGCATCCCCATAGCTGTCACGGTAGCGGGCGACACGATCACCTTCGCCACTCCGCCCGCCGCCGGTGCCGAGGTCACGGCAGGCTTCGAGTTCGACACCCCCGTCCGCTTCGATACCGACCGCCTCGATATCAACCTCGCGGGGTTCAAGGCAGGCGAGATTCCCTCGATCCCCGTCGTAGAGCTAAGGATCTGACATGCGCCATATCCCCGCCGCCCTTCAGGCCCATCTCGACACGGGCGTCACGACCCTGTGTCATTGCTGGCTGCTGACCCTGCGCGATGCCACCCGTCTGGGCTTTACCGACCATGACCGCGCGCTGGAGTTCGATGGCGTGACCTTCACCCCCGCGTCCGGCTTCGATGCCAGCGCCCTGCAAGCCGCCACCGGCCTCGCCCCGGATAATATCGAGGTCGTCGGGGCGCTGTCGGACAACGCCATCACCGAAACCGATCTGGAGCGGGGCCGTTATGATGATGCCGAGGCCGATATCTACCGCGTCAACTGGACAGACCCCGAGCAGCGCGTGCTTCTCTTCCGCGGCAGCCTTGGCGAGACGACCCGCGGCCCGCTCGCCTTCACTGCCGAGCTGCGCGGTATGGCCCACCGCCTCGATCAG